GGATCGACCAGCGGTTCAGCACGTAGTCATAGACCAGCACCTTGTCGCCAAGGTTCGGCGCGCCGTTGACCGAGCAATAGGCCCACAGGATGCGGCTGGACGTGGGGTCCGCCGCGCCCATGAAATTCGCGGGGTAGATCGGGTTGTAATCGGCCACGAAGGTGCGATCCACGCGCTCCTTGCCGATGGGCTCCGGGTAACCGGACGGCGCCATGCGGTAGAAGCCGGCCCCCGAGAACCAGAACACCAGCCCGGCCGCCTGCACGATGCTGCGCGGCGTGCTGCACCCGATGTCACCGGGAACCCGGTCGATCTGGAAGATGACGGGGGAGCCGGGCGCATAGACCATCCGGCGGATTGCCGCTGCCTGGAACACGAGCCCCACGTCATCGCTACCCGCGACACCCACCACCTCGCCACCGTCGGCAAAGTCCTGCACGTCCGACTGATCGGTGCCGGCCGTCCAGCTTTCCGGGTCGTTGATCGCGCTCCACTGGATCGAGAGCCGCGCGCCGAGGATGCCGCTCGCCACCAGAAACCGGCCCACGACCGCGATGGAACTGCATTGCGGCGCGCTTGCGGACAGGTCTTCGAAGGCGGTGGAAGTCCCGAGCGTGAACGCCTGGATGGGCGCCCCGATCTGCGTTGCGAACACCCGGTTGTCGTACTGGACGAACACCCATGACGCGCGCGTGGAGACGCCGTAGGAGAAGCCCGACGATGTGTCCTTCGACACGTCGTCCCATGTGAACAGTGTGTTGTCGAGTTTGTAGAGCCGGTCTTCCGTCCCTGCGAACACGGTCACGGTGCCATCGGCATTCCACGCGCGGAACACCCCCCGGCAGCGCTTCGGCAGCGCGGGCGACACGAGATTGATGGACGGGGCAGGCCCGTAGCCGTCGGCGCGCGGCAGGACGTTGACGATATCGACCGAGGTCGAGGCGTTCAGGTCCGACACGTCCGGCCGCCATTCGCCAAAGGGAAGGACCGGCATCAGAACTGCGTCGGCACGAAGGAGCCGCTCCCGGTCAGCAGGTTGTATTCGCGCTTGAGGTCGGAATAGGCGTCGGCCACGGCCCCCTGCATGGCCTGCGCGGCCTCATAGTCCTTGATGACGTGGGCCATGATCTCGAGCTTCGCGCGGGAGCGGATCAGGCGCTCCGCCTCGTTCATCCAGACGTTCCCGGCCTCGGTGTCGTCGGCGGGCTCGGCCACGGCGAAGCTGCCAATCAGGCGCATCGAATAGGCGGCATCCGGGACCGGGTAGAACCGCAACTGTCGGGCGAAGATGGAATAATCGTCAGGCTGGCCATTGGCTGGCGTCAGCCCCTCAAGCTGGTAGGAGGGGCGCTGTGTCAGCGTCCAGACCGTCGGCGCGATGGTGAGCGTGATCTGGTCAACGGTGCGCATCAGCCCGAAGGCGGGCACGTCGGAGACCGTGTAGAATTCCTTCCCCTCTACCGTCGAAAAGGTGAAGGACCGCGTCTCGCTGAAGAGGAAGCGGTCACTTTGATACGCCCTTATGGCGTCGCTGATGGCGAGGCCGATCTGTGACGCGAGGTCGTCGCGCGCGAGTTCGTCCGCGATCCGCGCCTTCATTGTCGCGAGCGTCGTCATGCGGGGCCTCGTTCACAGCGGGAGGGGGCGGCGGATCGTAAAGACCCGCCGCCTCTGCATGGAGGATGTGCCAGATGGCCCGCATCAGTAGCGGGGGATGTAGCAGATCACGACTTCGGCGGAGCCGGTCGTGGCCGCCGTGCCGGAGAGCGCCACCGTCGCAACGATGGTCGTGTCCGCCGCCACGACATAGTTCACGGCCTCGTCCAGCGGCACGAAGGCCGCCGTTCCAAGCTCCAGATCCGTGCCGAAGAAATCGTCATCGGCTGCGGTGCCGATGTCGATCACGTTGGTGGTGCCGGCATTGAAGACCGTGTTGACCGCCACGCCGCTCATGGGCTTGATGATCTGCGCACCGGCGGGGANNACCCCGACGGTNTTCGCAACGCCGNTGTCGCCGAAGACGACGTTGAGGCGCAGGTAATGGACAAGCTGCTTGCCATANTCGCGAGCAGTCGAGCCTGCGGTGTTCGTGGGCATCGTCAGCCCTCCCTATCAGGTGTGGGCCACGGCATAGGTGGAGACGACCACCGTGCCGAAGTCGAGCGAGTTGAAGCGGGTCTTCTTCATGCCGAAGATGGTGCCCGCCGAGATTTCCAGCCGCCGCTTGTGGTCGAAGAGTTCTTCGTTCCAGCGGTAGCGGTTGGGGCCGCCGGACTTCCCGAAGCCCACGCACGCAGCCTGGGCACCGAGCAGCACCGCACGACGCACGGTCGTGATGGCCGCGCCGGTGGAGCCGTTGACGCCCTGGGTGATGTCATCCGCCTTGCGGAGGATCACGTCATTGTAGACGCCGAGAGCGCCGCTGAAGACCGGGTTCTTGGACGAGTCCATGCCGGCCATGGCGGCCTTCTGGATGTCGAGCCACTGCCCCGTGCTCGTGTTGATGCGCAGATCCGTGACCTGATACGGATGCAGGTACATCACGTAGTGGTCTTTCCCGTTGATCTTGGTCGGGCGGATCTTCGGGGTGGCGGTCTCAGCCGCTTCCTTCGCCTTGTCGATCAGGTCCAGCGTGAACTTGTCCGAGGACGTGAGCGCCTGATCGGTGGCGGCGGAAGCGGCGCGGATGATGCGCGAGGAGGACGGCGCGACCGTCGCGTTGAGGCCGGTGTACTTGGTGTTCGTCTGCGGGGTGTAGCCGCACACCTGGTTGAAGAACGACACCGACATGCGCTTGCCCCACCAGTCGGCGAGGCCGTCGCGGCACTCCATGCGCAGGTTGAACGGAACGCGCTGCTGGTCGATGGTGTACTCGCTCTTCGCCGACACCACATGCAGAAGCTCGTTGATGGTCAGCGCATCGCTGTAGATGGTGAGGCTTTCGCCGTTGCCCTCGGCGATATCGGACTCCGAGAAGCCGTCGCCGGAAAGCTGCATGCGGAGGCCGAAGGTCTCCTGATCGCCCGGCCCCTTGGAGGTGCCGGTCTTGCGCATGATGATCGAGTTCGAATCCTCGCCGATGAGCGGGGCGATTTCAGTCGCCTTGAGCGCCTCGGCTTCCAGATCCTTCGACCACAGCTTGACGGCCAACGCATCGTTGACCGCGAAAGAGGTGGTAGCCATGGATTAGGCCCTGTTTTGCTGGGGATGAGGCGCGCCGATGACGGTCAGCGCAGAGCCGAAGCGGGGTGTGTGCCTTCACACCGCGAAAGGGAGCCTGTGACGGGGCTCAATCGAAGGCTGATCGCCGCTCAGCCGGGCGGTGCGCCGGAAGTCAGCCGCCCATAATGCGGCGCTTCACGGCCTCCGAAACGCTCGCGAACTCGGCATCGCTCATGTTCGCAAGGTCTTGTGCGGTCAGTTCGGTCTTGCCGGCGGACCCGCTCATGCCGGACAGCGAGCGGTTGGCCGCCTGCGCCTCGGCAATGCGCTGGATGTCGTTGGCGGCGGGCGCCGGGGCCGGGGCCGGGGCCGGGGCCGGCCGGGAGTAGCCGCGCGACTGCGCCAGTTCATAGACAAGCTGGGCGGGGCGCTTGCCGGCCTTGAGGGCATTCGAAACGAGCGCCTGCTCTTCCTGCTGGATCACCTGGGCCCGCTGCTGCGGGTCCGCGATCCCGTAAAGCTGAAGCTCCTTGTCGCGGCCGGCGATCAGGTGGCTGTAGGCATCGCCGAAATCGGGCGTCTCGCGCGCGAAGTTCACGGCATCCTGCTGATAGGTGGTCACCACCTGCTGGACACTCTGCCGCTCCTGCGCCTGCTGCTGTGCCTCCTGGGCGGCGCGCTGGCTGCGCTGGAGTTCTTCCCCCACCCACTTCATATAGCCGATGGGGTCGGTCTCGATGCTGGGCGGGGCCGGCGGCGCGGCGGGCTCCTGCGGCTGTCCGGGCGCCTTGGCGAGAAGGTCGTTGAACACCGCGAACCGCTCGTTGATCCGCGCGACCTCGATATCGCGTTCGGCAAGCCTGGCCTCCAGCGCCTTGCGCTTCTCGCGCTCGGCATGGAACGCGCCGTGGCGGACGAACTTGCCCTTGTTCTCTTCCTCGCCGCCCTCGTCGTCCGGCTCGATGACGGCTTCCGGGGCTGGGGAATCGGGCTGGACTTCGCCACCTTCGGGCGCGGCGGTCTCGCCCTTCAGGTCTTCCGCATAAAGGTCCAGAAACGCGGCCTCCTGCGAAGACACAGGGGCGCTGTCTGCGGCGGGCGCGAGCCCGGCAGGGGTATCGGTCATGATTTCCTCGTGACGTGATGGAGACGGAGCGGGCGTGACGTGCCCGCAGACGTTGCGCCGCTAGAAGCCCGGCAGCGCGATCGGGGTCTGCATGAGGCGGGCGGTTTCGACCTGCGTCTGTTCCGCCGTCGCCTTGTCCTTCTGTGCCGCCGCCTGATCGCGCTGCACCTTGGCAAGCGCGCCCTGCAACATCACCATGGCCTGTTGCGCCTGCTGCGGGTCCTGATCGCCGCTGCTGATGATGCCCTTCAGGCGCTCCACGAAGTCCACCGGGAGCGGCGAATATTCCAGCACGAGCAAGGCAACCTCAGGCGTCATCATCGCCTGGAAGGCCGGGAGCATCTGCGAGATGATGGCCCAGTTCGCTTCCTTCTGGTTGGGCGAGGCCGGCGCGTCGTCAACGATCACGTCGTACTTGCCCACCGTCTTGTCGCGGGTCAGGGCCTCCATGCGGGGGCCGTCCTCTCCGACGATGCGCGCCAGCCGCCCATCGGAAAGGGTGGTCTGGATCAGGTGGAGCCGGTTACGGCCGATCAGCTTCCGCAGCCGCCGCAGGCTGTCGAACATGGTGGCGAGGATCGTCATCGCCGCCTGCTTGCGCTGCGCCTCCAGAATGCCCGGCTGGTTTGCATCGCGCATGCCCAGCAGTTCGAGATTGATCCCGGTCACGTCCATGATCGAGGAAATCGCAAACTCCATGATCTGGTAGAACCCGGCAGGGAAGGTCGCCGCCGGCTTCGGCTGGATCTTCGGCCGGTCGGTGGACAGCGCGCCCTTCCGCAGCCACGTGATGGCCTCAGGCCGCGCCCATGTAGCTTCTGCCTGCCGCTGATCCTCGAAAGCGTCGGCTTCCGCCATGATGCCGCCCTTTGCCGAGGCGTTCATGATGTGCAGGGTCTGGCTGAGCCACTTGTTGGCCCATTTCTGCGGGTCGCGCATCGTGCGCAGCAGGCCGAAGAACGTGCCGCGATTGTCGTCGCGCTCGCCGGTCATGCACTGGTAGCTGAACGCCTGCCCCGTCGGGACCGGCTCTGGCTCTGTCAGAAGTTCCGCGCCGATGAACACCCGCTTGTAAACCCGCCGCGTCAGGCGGGCAGAGGTGAGCTTCACCCCGATCTTGCGCATGCGCCCGGACAGCTTCGCGAAGGTCGCCGCGTCCATCTCGACGCGCGCGCCGGTCATCGGATCAGCGACGACGTGATAGGGCTCCTTTTCCCACCACTGGCATTCGACGATGGTGACCTCGTGGCTGTCGTCCCACGGATCCGCCTCGTCCTGATCGGTGTCCATCCGGCGCCGCTTCTGCTCCGGGGTCTTGCCGTCGTCTGTCAGGTCGTCGCTGGCCGCCCAGGTGGCGTTCATCTCGGAATCGGAGAAGCCGGGGAACTGCTCACGGGCCTCGCCAAGCGACACCCGCTTGACGCGCCAGATGCGCCGGGCGTCCACGAGATTCTTCTTCCGGGCCGCATGGTCCCAGTACATTTCGAGCGGGTCGATGCGGTCTTCGACATAGCACCCCTCAGGGTCCACCTCGAAGTCGATCCGCTGCTCGGTCCAGCCCATGCCGCAGATCATGCCGTCCTGAAACGCTTCGCTCTCCTCGTCTTCCGCGTCGGATTCGTCCGCGAAATACTTGCTGGCGCCGGTCAGAACCTCGTTGACCTTCGCGTCGTCCATGGTCCGCCCGATATAGCGGATCTCCTGCCGNGAGTTGATCTCCGAGCCGGCCACGGCCTTNAGGATCGCGAGGCAGCGGTTGAACACCACGATAGGCCGCTGCGCATCCTCAAGCGCNGCNTCNTCNTCTNNCGCNCCACTGCCGGCCGGCCTTGAACTCGTAATCCTCGCGCGCCTCTTNGCGCCAGCGGGCGGAGTGCGNGCGGTCACGCGCGAACCAAGCCTTGAACCGGCGGGCGGACGGCGTGCCTTCCTTGTCGTCCGTCATGCGGTCCATGCAGATCCTCGCGTCTCGTAATGTGAGCGGCGGTGCCGGTCGCGCCTCTCAGGCTCCGCAGGCGCCTCGTAGACGATGCACCCCAAGCCGAAAGCGTCCGCCGAATGGCTGGCCCAGTCGTGTTCTGGCCCGAGCCCTATCCCGCGCTCGTCGTCGCGCTTCTCGTGGTACCAGCCGAGGGCATCCCGGCCGGCCTCTGTCGTCTCTTCGTTGAACCAGATCGCCGGCATCATCCGCCGGACGGCCTCGATGCGCGCCGCTGCGGCGCCACGGCCCTGATTGGGCACCACCGTCACGTCATAGCCGGCCTCGGAAAAGAAGCCCTCGTATGAGGCGTCGTTCACCCGGTCCTGCGTCTTCCCGTCGTGCGGAAGCCAGATGCCGCAGCGCCCCGGCACATAGCCGCGCGACCGCAGCCATGTGAGATGCGCGCTCGCCGGCTGGCCCTGCGCCTCGTAATGATCCAGCACGCGGATCTCGCGGCCGATGAACTGCTTGATCCAGATCACGAAGGCGTCGGCCCGCGCGCCCGTGCCGCCGATATCGATGAACGCCCGGAGCGACATGAGCGGGTCAGCGGGCACCCGCCCTATCCGCCCCTCGCCGCGCGCCTGCGCCAGCGCCGCGGCGAAATACGCGCCATCCACCGAGGACCGAAAATCGCCCTCCCACACATGGGGGTACTGGTCGGGCCGCTCGGCCAGATCGCGAACCCTCTGCCGGTCAAGGATCGCCGGGAAGCGCGGGTTGTCGCGCCAGTTCATCTCCACGACCTTGTACCGGGGGTCTGCGCTTTCCCGGAACCGCTTGTGCGTGGCGCTGGTCTTGCGCTCCGGGTTCCACGTCACCCAAAGCTCGCTGTCTTCCTCACGAAGAGTCGGGATCAGCTTTGCCCACGCGCCTTCCGTGACGGGCTCGGCCTCATCCACCCAGCACAGGAGGATGCGGCTTTTCGACTTGATACTGTCGATGTTCCGGTCGAGCCCCGAGAACGTGTAGGAGATGCGCCCGCTCGCAGTCCTGACGTACTTCTCGCCAATCTCGAAATGCGGCACAAGCCACGGCTCGGACCGGATCGCCGCCTTGATCTCCTCAAGGCTGGAATCCTCCAGCGAGTTCATGAACTGCCGCCCGCACAAGATCAGGCCTTCGCGGTGCGCCTGATCCCACATATAGGCGCGCACCGCCGTCATCTTGGCGAAGTTGCGCGTCTTCCCGCTCCCTCGCCCGCCGTATGCCCCGCGAACGTCCGCCTCGCCGCTGAAGACAGGGAGAAGCTTCGGGGGGAGGCTAACCCGCGCTGCCGTCATCGGCCGCCAACGGCACCAGTTCAATGCGCACGGGGCTGGCGCTGGCCGTATGCTCCGGGGCCTCGTCCAGATTGAACGCCTGCCGCTCCAGGGGGATCAGCCGGGCGCGGACTCGCGTCAGCTTTTCCAGCAGGTCACCGGCGCTTTCCGTCTTCCCGAGACACAGGCCCTCCACAGGGTCTCCGCTCAGCGTGGCTCTCAGGCGGTCCGCCAGCGTGTCCGCGATATCCGAAAGCTGCCGGATGTCCCTGCGATGGGACTGGACGACCTCCATGCCACGGGCGGCCGCGCCTTCCAGCACTTCCCGGTCGTTCGCACGGAGGTCGCGCGAACTGTCGATGCGAACCAGCTTTTCGCGAACCGCCTTGCGAACCTGTTCAGCAAGAGCCCGCTCCCAGCCTTCAGCCTTCGCCGCCTTTCGGATTGCGGTGTCGCTGATGCCATGCCCCTTGGCAATT